ACGGCGCAGCTTGCTTTGCCCGCCTTCGCTTCGGCGATGGAGAGCATGTTGACGCCGCGGACGCAGAAGTGGCACTCGCTTCAACCGCTCGACCCCGTGCTTGCGGAAGACGACGAGGTTATGACCTACCTCGAACTCGTGCGCGACATTCTGTTCCGCAATCGCTACATGCCCGGCGCGAACTTCGCCTCCCAAGCCTACGAGGCGTATATGGGGCTTGGCGCTTTCGGCACCGGCATCCTGTTTATCGAGGACGGGCTGTCGAAGGGCTTCCGCTATCAGACCATCCCGCTCGCCGAGTGCTTCATCGCCGAAGACCACCAAGGCGTCGTCGATACGGTTTTGCGCCGCTATGAACTGACCGCCCGGCAGGCGAAGCAGAAGTGGGGCGACAAGATACCCGAAGCCATTGCGAAGTGCGTGGACAAGGAACCCGACCGCAAGTTCGAGTTCATCCACATGGTCCACCAGAATGAGGAAGGTGGCCGTTTCGCCTACAAGGCGTGCGACGTTTCCATCGAAGGCAAAGTGCTTCTCGCCGAAGGCGGCTACCGGACCTTCCCCTACGCCGTGTCCCGCTACACCATGGCGCCGCGCGAAGTGTATGGCCGCAGCCCCGCGTGGGACGCGCTGGCCGACATCAAGACGCTGAATGAAATGTCGAAGACAATGCTGCGCTACGGGCAGCTTGTCACCGACCCGCCGTGGATCACCGCCGATCTCGACGGCATGGCGCCCTTCGCCGTGCGCCCCGGCGCGGTGAACCCGGGATTTATGGGCGAGCAGGGTACGCCATTGGCGCGCTCGCTCGCGCCCGAGGGTGATCCGCGCATTTCGCTCGAACTCATGGACCAGCGCCGGCAGAGCATCAACCGCGCGTTCCTCGTGACCCTGTTCCAGATTTTGGTCGATACGCCGCAAATGACGGCGACCGAAGCCATGCTCCGCGCGCAAGAGAAAGGGGCGCTTCTCGCGCCGACCATTGGCCGCCAACAGAGCGAGTTCCTTGGCCCGCTGATTACGCGCGAACTCGACATCCTCGCCCACGCCGGCGTTTTGCCGCCAATGCCGGAACAGCTTGCCGAGAGCGGCGGGCGGCTGGATATTGTCTACGACAGCCCGCTTTCCCGCGCGCAGCGCAGCGAAGAAGGCGTCGGTATCCTGCGGACGCTTGAAGCCCTTACGCCGATGGCGAACATCGACCCGACCATCTTGCAGGTCATTAACTTTGAGGAAGCCGCCCGCGTCCTCGCCGCGGTCAATGGCGCCCCGCGCCGCGTGATCCGCAGCGCCGAGGAAATGGAGGCCATGAAACAGCAACAGGTCCAGCAACAACAGCTTGCGACCCTGCTCGAAGCCGCGCCTGTCGCAGCCGACACCGCGAAGTCTTTGGCGCAGGCGAATAGCGCGATGGCACAGGCGCCCGTTTGAAAAAACCCGTAGTCAACCGTGATTTCATGCGCCGGCAGATCGCGTTCCGCCGGCTTCTATTGGACGGACAAGGCAACCTCACGCGAGACGGGCGCGTGATTGCCGCGTATGTGCGCCGGCTTCTTGGCGCCGCGCCCGGGCAGCACTTGACCAAATTGACCCCTAGCGGGGGCATTGATCCCGTCGCCACCGTGGCGGCGGCGCAACGGCGAGAGGCATGGGACGCGCTGGTGCGTCTCGTCAACCTCGACGCCTACACCGTGTCCAACATTGAGGAGGACTAGACTATGAGTGAAGCCGTCTCCGGCGAAGCCGGGCAAGGCGGCGGCGCCCCCGAAGGCACCGCCGCGACCACACCCGCAGCGGCGCCGAACGCGCCCCTGTTCGCCGATCAACAGCAAGCCGCAGCGGAAACCGCGCCGAAAGCGTGGTGGGACGGGTTTCCCGATCACGTCAAGCCCGCGATGCAGGCGAAGGGTTTCAAAGACCCCGTGGCGCTGGCGGAAAGCTACGTCAACCTCGAAAAGCTGCTCGGCGCCGACAAGGCCGGCAACGCCGTGATCTTGCCGAAAGCCGACGCGCCAGCCGACGAAGTGAACGCCTTCTTCAAGAAACTCGGCGTGCCCGAAGACCCGAAGGGTTACGACTTGAAGCCGGTCGCCGGTTTCCCCGAAGACGATCTCGGCGAAACGGCACAGATTTTGCACAAGGCAAACGTGCCGCCAGCCCTAGCCCGCAGCATTGTGGCGGCCACGGGTGAGTTCTTGGCGCAGAAATCCGCGCAACAGGAATCCCAATGGCTCGAAAGCCGCCAGCGCGATCTTTCTGATCTGAAGGCCGAGTTCGGCCCGCAGTTCGACAACAAGGTCGAATTGGGCCGGCGGGCCGCGAAGGCGGCTGGAATGTCCGACACCGATCTGCAAGTCGCGGAAAGGGTTCTCGGCCTGAAAAGCCTTGCCAAGCTGCTCATTCCCGCCGGCGAGGCGACCGGCGAAGCTGCCGCGCCGCCGCCCGGCGGGCCGTCGAACTTCGGCATGTCGCGCGACCAAGCGCAGGCCAAGATCAACCAGATGTTTGGCGATCAGCAATTCATGGCGCGCTACCTGTCACCAAACGCCATGGTTCGCAATGAAGCCGTGGCCGAGATGGAAAAACTCAGCCGGATCGTCGCAGGGGCTTGACGCCAGATAGCGCAAGGGCTACATTCCCTGCGTTTCTACTTGCCTCCCTGTTAAACTTGACCCCCGGCGGTGCCAGCGCCGGGGGTTATTTTTTCTATTGACGCGGCTTCGCGGATAGCGGTAGTGCTACATCTGCTTGTGGTCCGAAAGGGCAACCACGTTTGTTCTCAACCTTTGGAGGAGGAGCGACGGGGTGTTCCAGGTCGCAACGCATTTTATCCAGCAGTACACGACGAATGTGTCGATGCTGCTTCAACAAGAAGGCGGCAAGCTGACGCCTTTCGTCACCAACGGTTCTTACAGCGGCATCGGCGCCCAAGCCGTGCAGCAGGTGGGTGTCACTGCTCCGACCGAAAACCTCGGTCGCCTGCAAGACACGCCACTGGTGGACGTGCCGACTGCCCAGCGGTGGATTTTCCCGACCGATTGGGATTGGGGAACGATGATCGACGATCAAGACAAGCTCCGTATGCTGCTTGATCCGACTTCGCCCTACACCCAAGCCGGCGTGATGGCGATGCGCCGCGCCCAGGACGAAATGATCCTGCGTGCGTTCTACGCTTCGGCTGCCACCGGCACGAACGGGGGCACCCCCACGGCGTTTGACGCGAACCAAGTCGTGTCCGTCAACACTGGCGGTACGAACTCCGGTTTGAACGTGGCGAAGCTGCGTGCGGCGCGGCGTCTGCTCATGGCTGCCGGCGTCGATCTCGACCGCGAAACGCCGGTCGTGGCGATTACCGCGCTCGACCACGACCAGCTTTTGAACGAAGTTCAAGTGCAGTCGATGGAGTTCAACACGGCGCCCGTGTTGGTCGAAGGCCGCATCACCCGCTTTATGGGTTTCGAGTTTAAGCATGTCGAGTTCACCTCGACGGATTACTCGGCAGCGACCCGCGCGGCGATGTTGAGTGGCGTCAACCGCTTGATCCCGGTGTGGGTGCCAAGCGGTATCCATCTCGGTACTTGGAAGGGCCTGAGCGTTCAGATTGCTCCGCGCCCCGACAAGCGGTTCGCCACGCAGGTCTATATGACGCAGACTCTCGGCGCTACCCGCGTCGAAGAACGTCGCGTCGTGCAGATCGTTTGCGCGTAAGGAGAAGCACACATGCCTTTGCTCTATCCTGCCGAACTGGCGTCTCTGGGCACTACCCAGCCGCGTCTTTCCGGCTTCAACGTCGGCGGCAAAATCCGTCGGTACGTGGCGACGATCACTTTGGCGTCGCAGGTCGCCGGCACCGACTGGTTCTTGCTCGCGCGCTTGCGCTCGGGCGAGAAGTTCATCGAAGGCCGCATCACGGCTTCGGTGTCTTTGGGTTCCGCCGTGGCGGCCATCGGCACCAGCGCGACGCACGCCTCGAACGGTCAGTTCCGCGCTGCGGCGGCCTTCACCGCCGTTGACACCCCGACGCCGTTCGGGCTGGCTTCGGCCAAGGCTGCGGCTCGTTTGGCGAACGACACCGACGTTTTCCTGACGTGGGCGTCGGCGAACTTGCCTGCATCCGGTACGCTGGTCATCGAGATCGACGTACTTTCTCACTAACGCGAAGCGGGGGTTTCGGCCCCCGCTTCTCCCCGAGGAGAGAATTATGCCTCTGCGCCAGTACACGTTCCGCCCAGGACAGCAAAAGGAAGACGTTCGCGCGACTTCCACCGGGACGGTCACGGCTATCGCCGGTGGCGCCGCGTCGCTTGGCGGCACGGTCGGGATGGTCGTGATCATCGACGACGCCGTGATCACCTCGAAAACCGACGCGAACCTTGGGCTCGAACTTATCGAGCAAATGCTCCCCGAGATTACTTGGCCTCCGTCGTAAAGGGAGCAAAGCCTTATGCCGTCTCCTGCTATTCGCGCTATAAATGGTATGCTCGGGATACACGAGCCGAACGCGCTCACTACCGAACGGCCGCCGTTTATCCCCGTAATCGACACAGAACCGATGCGCGCTACATATAGCGTGTTCATCCCTGGCGTCGTGCCAGCCGCCAACCCGACCGACCTTTTTCAAATTCGCGGCTCGGCTACCAAGATTATTCGCGTCAAAGCGTTGTGGGTGGAAGGTATAGCGACCGCCGCGTCGGACATTACGCTGCGCCTCATTCGGCGTTCTGCGGCCAACACTGGCGGCACATCTACCGCACCTGTCGGTGTCGCGCGCGATACTACCAACGACCCGGCTACGGCGGCTTTGGCTTTGTATTCCGCGAACCCTACTGCGCTCGGCGGCGCCGTAGGTGTAGCCGGCGGCGGACGGTTGAACCTCGCGGTCGCTAACTCAAACTTAATCGACCGCGTTGCGCTGGCGGATAATTACTTGGACACCCAAGCACATGTACTCCGTGGCGGTGCGGAATGGTTGAGCCTCAACCTCAACGGCGATGCTTGGCCCGCCGGCGGCGTGTTGAATTTGCGAATCATTTGGTCCGAGGAATAAGCGGTGTCGTCTAGGGTCAGCGTGATCAACCGCGCCCTGATAAAACTCGGGGTGCAGACCATCGCCGATCCTGACGAGGAGAGCGAACCCGCGCGTGTGTCGAAGCAGCTTTTCGACGGCAGCGCCCGCGCCGAACTCCGCAAGAACCCGTGGTGTTTCGCCACTCGCCGGGCGCAGCTTGCCGCAGCGTTGTCGGCGCCTGCTTTCGGCTTCACCCGCGCCTTCCCTTTACCGAGTGATTTCGTGCGCCTTGTGCAAGCCGGGGACTATTACGACTTCGCTGCGGTGCGCCATGCGCCGCTCGACCGATCCGTAGTCCCGTATCGCATCGAGGGCGCGCAGCTTCTCACTGATTGGCCGGCGCCGCTCAATATCCGCTACGTCGCCGATCTGTCCGCCGATCCTGGTCAATGGGACGCGGCCTTCATCGACGCTTTCTCGTTCCGGCTGGCCGCTGAAATGTGCGGCACGCTGACCGGCAGCGACAGCAAAACCGCCATGCTCGACAAGCAATACTCTCGCGCCATCGGCGAAGCGCGGCGCTTGAACGCTATCGAGACGCCGCCTGAGCCTCTGCCAGATAATAGCTGGACCACGACGAGGTTCTTCTGATGGCGTACGCAACGCCGATCTGGACCGCCTTCAACGCTGGCGAACTGTCGCCTTTGCTCGATGGCCGCACCGATCAAGACAAATACTTCAATGGCGCAAAGCGCCTTGTGAACTTCATTCCGACGGTGCAAGGCCCGGCCACGCGCCGCGGCGGGTCACGCTATCTCGGCGCCACCAAGAACAACGGCAGGGTGTGGTTCGTCCCGTTTGAGTTCTCCACCGCGCAGTCCTACGTTTTGGAGTTCGGCGACCAATACCTGCGGTTTTGGGTCAACCGCGGGCAGCTTTTGAGCGGCGCGGTTCCTTACGAGATCGCGACACCGTGGGCCGTGGCCGATCTGACCAACTCAGAGGGCGCGTGTACGCTCCGCATTACGCAATCCCAAGACGTAATGTGGATCGCGCACTCCGAAGGCACCTTCGCCCCGCGCAAGCTGCAACGCTTTGGCGCGACAAACTGGACGCTCACTCTGGCGCCGTTCGACAACGGACCGTTCCAAGACGTAAACCCGCTGAATACCGTCGTCCTGACGCCCAGCGCCTCGACAGGCACGGTCACCATAGCCGCCGCTTCCGCCACATTCGGGTCGCAGCACATCGGCACGTCGATCTATTTTGAGCCGGATAGCCCGAGTCTCGTGCCGCCGTGGCGCGTAGCCACGGCTTATGCGCTTAACGCCTTGGTGCGCTACGAGGGCAGCGTGTACCGCTGCACTCTCGCCGGCACGAGCGGTAACACGCCGCCGACGCACCTTTTCGGCAGTTCAAACGATGGCGGGTGTCTATGGGAGTATCTTCATTCGCAACGCGGGTGGGCGAAGATCACGGCGGTAGGCTCGGCCACGTCGGCAACGGCGACGGTTACTTCCTACATACCCGACGCCTGCGTCAGCGGAACGAAGCGGTGGGCTTTGGCCGAACTCGACAGCGTGCGCGGCTGGCCGACCGACGTTTGTTTCTTCCGCGACCGGCTCGTGTGGACGCGCGGGCGGTCGCTTTTCTTGTCTTTCGTCGGCGATTACGACAACCACGAACGGTACGATGGCCCGGACGTGACGAAGGAGACGGCGATCAAATTGACGGTGGCGAGCGACAGGGTGGAGAACCTGCGGTTCTGTCTGTCAGGCCGCGACCTTCTGGTGGGCTCTGCGCGGTCGGAACTGGCGGTGCGCGAACAGACCTTGCAACAGGTGTTCGCTGCGGATAACGCCGTGGCTTTGCCGCAGACCGAATACGGCTGCCGCAACCTCAAGCCCGTCCGCGCCGGCGAAGGCATCCTCTTTGTCCAGCGCGGCGGGCGCCGCTTGCGCGAACTGACATTCAGCTTCGAGATCGACCGCTACAAAGCCGAAGACATGAACGTCCTCGCGCCGCATATCCTCGACGCCGGCGCGGTCGATATGGACTTCGCGCTCGAACCGCACTCTACTCTTTGGGTTGTCCTGGCTGACGGCACGCTGGCCGCGCTGACTTACAACCGCGCCCGCGGCGTGGTTGCGTGGGCGCCCCACATCATCGGCGGGCCAGATGCGTTTGTCGAAACCTGCGCCTCTATCCCCTCCCCTGACGGGCGCCGGGACGATGTATGGATCGTGGTCCGCCGTACCATCAACGGGCAAACCGTTCGTTACGTCGAAGTCATTGAGGACGAAACGCTCGGCAATAACGACGTGAAAGAGTGTTTCTTCCTCGACGCCGGGATCACCTACCGCGGCGCGGCGGCGACCACGATCACCGGCTTGGCCCACCTCGAAGGCGCAACGGTCCAAGTTCTTGTCAATGGCTCGCCACACGCCGATTGCGTTGTCACTGGCGGGCAAATCACGCTCAATCGTTCCGGCACCGTCGTTCACGTCGGGTTCAATTCCGCCGCCATCTTGAAGACTATGCGGGTTGAAGTGCCAGCCGAAGGCGGCACGGCGCAAACGAAACGCAAGATGGTTGCCGAGGTGGGTGTCCGCCTGTTCAAGACAATAGGTGGGCGCGTCGGGCCGTCAGAGACGCGAACCGATCCGATCAAAGGCTTGAACCCCGGATCGCTTGTCGGCGCCCCGCCGACCCTCTTTACAGGCGACAAGATCATCCCTATGCCCGCCGAAGCGGGGACCGACGGATATGTGACGGTTGTTCAAGACCAGCCGCTACCAATGACCGTGCAGGCTCTCATTCTTCGGATGCAGGTGAATGGTTGATATAATCCCGGCCCGGCCAGAAATGGCCGCCCTGATAGACATTCAACCCGAGCAACGCGCCCAAGCCACGGTCGGAAACCTAGCGATGCTGCTTGACGCCGGGCCGGGCTTTGCTGTTGTCCAAGGCCCAAAAATAATGGCAATCGGCGGCACGCATGAACTTTGGCGTGACAGACAGGTAGCATGGGCGCTATTGTCGCGCCAGATCGGCGTCGCCATGTTGCCTATCCACCGCAGCGTTGAACGATGGTTCGGCGCAACGGCAGGGCAGCGGGTCGAGGCTTACGTTGATCCGACCCACGCCGCAGCCGGGCGATGGGTCAGGATGCTCGGTTTCGAGAAGGAAGGAACGATGCGTCGGTTCCATAGCGGTCGGGATTACGACCTATACGCGAGGATAAAGTAATGGCTTTCTTGGCTCCTCTCGCTATCGCCGCCACCGTCGCCGGTACGGCGGTTTCCGCTATTGGCGCGATCAATCAAGGCGACGCCGCCAATCAGGCCGCCAAATACAATGCGACCGTCATGGAGCAAGAATCGCGGCGCGCGAACGAAGAAGCCGCGATCCGAGCCGGCGAAGCGGCGCGGCGCACGCGGCAGACTTTGGCCGCTTCGCGCGCAGGCGCGGCGACGAATGGTTTTGAAATCGAAGGCTCCATCGACGATCTGCTTGGGCAGGCGGAACGACAGGGAAATCTCGACGCCCTGACCGCCGTGTACGAAGGCAACACTAGGGCGCAGGGCCTCCGCAACAGGGCGACACTGACGCGCTTCGAGGGCAGGCAGGCGCAGCGGGCGGGGTACACGCAGGCTCTCGGCAGCATATTCAGCGGCGCCGGGCGATCCGCCTCTATCGGCTATCGGGCTTGGGGCTCGTAGCCATGGTCCAAATCGCCTCCATCGTCGGCACCGCGCAGCGGCAGAACCTCCCTGATAGCGGGCGCCAAAACGAAGCCATGGCGTCAGGGCTTGCCATGGGCGGCAATCCTGGCTTGGCGGGGCTTGGCGCCGGCATATCCGACGCTGGCGCTGCACTCGCGCAGGCAGCCGCAGCGTACAAGCGCGACCAAGAGCAGCTTCGTAATTTCCAAACGGAAACCTCTTTCGACGCGCTCGGGTCGCAGATCAACGAAGCGTTCCAAGAGCGCACCCGCAGCCTGTCGGGCGACGCCAATGGGTTCGCCCGAGACTTCATGGCTGACTACGACAAGCGCGCGGGCGAGTGGCTCCAAGCCTTGCCGGAAGGCGACAGGGCGCGGTGGGGCGCCAGGGTGTCGCAGCAACGCGCCACCGTGGCGGCGGGCGCGCTACGGGCGGAAATCGGCCAGCGCGACACATACTACACAACCACCACGCAAGAACACCTTACCGTCCTGCAAAACGGTATCGGGCAGTCGCCAAACGAGATCGAAGCATACCGCCGTCGTGGTGAGGAGATTATCAACGCTTCTGGCCTGTCGGCGCAGAGGAAGACCGAAATGATCGAGAGGTGGCGGGCTACCGCCGACGCCACCTACGCGGTTTCCGTCAACCCCGATAACGTCGTCGGCGCGCTTGGCGGCGAAACGGGTTTTGAGCGCAGGGTCGGCGCGCAGGAAAGCAGCGGCGACGACACGGCGGCGAACCCGAACAGTTCGGCGCGCGGGCGCTACCAGTTCATAACTTCGACGTGGAACCGCTTGGTCAATTCACCGGAAGGCCGCGCCGCCGGTTTGACCGCTGATGGTAGGACGGACCCCGCGCAAAGCAGGACGGCGTTTCGTATCCTGACGCAGCAAAACGCGGAAGCACTCGCGGCGCGGAACATGCCCGCGACCGAAAAGAACCTCTACATGCTCCACTTCCTCGGCGCAAACGCGGGGGTAGACTTTCTCACGCGGCTGCGCGATGGCCGCGCCGGTGACAACGCAGCCGAGGCGTTCCCGCGCGAAGCTGCCGCGAACCCGCGTGTGTTCCGAAACAGGGATGGCTCGGCGCGCACCGTCGCCCAAGTGTACGACGCGCAAACGGCGCGGTTTCCCAATTCGGTTGTCGCGCTGCCCGGAAGCGACCCCGTTCTGGCTCGGCTTCCGTTTGACCGCAGGCAGCAAATCCTCGAACGCGCCGAGCGCGAGATCGTCCAGCGCGACAACGCCATCACCACTGAGGAAAACCGCAGGACCGCCGCGCTCTGGAACGACTTGCAGCGTGACATAATCGACGGCAAGGCCGGGCGCGCGGAGATCGACGCGGCGCGCGAACAAGGCTGGCTCACCAGCGCGCCGAACATCGCGCAAGCCTACTCCATGGTCGAGCGCCGCGAGCGCGACGGCCTGTTGCTCGGCTTTGCGAACGAGAAGCTGGCGAACCCGAACGCAAGCTGGAACGTGTTCGACCAGAACGACAAGGCGGCGGTGAACGCTTACGTCGCCGCCGCCGGCGGCACGCCGCAGGCCGCGTTCGACGTGTGGCAGCGCACGGGTATTCTGGCCGCGCCGGGCGTCGCGGCGATCCGCGGCGCGATCAATTCCAATGACCCGGAGCGCATCGCGGCGGCGCTGCAAATCTCGTCGAACATGATGGAGCGGCGCGGCGGAAATGCCTTCGCCGGCGTCGATGGGCGCGAGCAGATCGAGACTGCGACGATGGAGTTCCAGCGGCTATTGAGCCGCAACATTGTTGACGACGCGCAGGCAGCCGCGCGCCGCGTCATGCAGTTCAACGATCCTGAGTTTCGGGCGCGGGCGACGGCACGCGACAAAGAGTTCGAGGACTTGCGGAAGACCGAGTTCACCGTCGGCAAATCCGCCGACGCGGTGGCCGATATTTTTGACACTTGGCGCCCGTTCGACCGGCCCACCATCGCGCCGCAACAGCGCGCCGCCATCGCGCAGGATTACGTCGAACTGGTGCAAGACGCCTACCGGCAGACGGGCGATATAGACGCGGCGAAGAACGCAGCGCGGACCCGGCTCCAAGCCATGTACGGTGTGTCAAACGGCCATCTGACGCGGTTTCCACCCGAGAGGGTGTATCCGCCGTCGGACGACCCGGCGGACCCCCACGGCTACATCTACCGGCAGGCTACCGAGGCCGCCAAGCAGTTCCGCCCCGGCGTCGAGATCGACCCCAAGAGCGTGCGGTTGTTCCCGTTGTCGGGGATGCTGACGGCAGAGCGGTGGCGCAACGGCCAACCGGCGCCGTACTCGATCCAGTTCTCGTACAAAGACCCCGGTAGCGGCCAGACGATCTTCGACCAGACGCCGACCGATGGCCGGCAAGCCTTCGTGGCCGATCCAGAAGCCGAGCGGCAACGCCTGAGTGAAGAACGCCGGCAGGGCATGAGCGACATGCGTAACCCCGTGACCGCAACGCCGCCGCGCGTCACCGCTGCGGACATTCCGGCGGTCATTTCCGGGCCGCGTGGCGAACGTCGGGTGCTATCCGAGGAGCGCCGCCAAGAGATCGCCAATCAGCGCAACGCGGAAGCCGCGGCTGCCGTCGAGCGGGCGCAGCAAAACGCGCAGCAAGTCGGCGCAGGTCGCGCGCTTGTGCAAGAAACCCTCGCGCAACGAGACGCGCAGCGTAACCGCCCGTGGGCGGCGGAAGACGTTCCAGAAACCGTCACCGTTGCGCGGGGCCGCACTCGCACGCGCACGGCGGAGGAGCGGCAGGCTCTCGCCGACGAGTGGAACCGCACAGGAAAGCGCCGGTAAATGCCGCTAGTCGATCTCGCCCCCTCCGACGTTCTGGCCCCCGTAGGTGCGACCCCTCTCGGGCCGTACCGCCCGCCTGCGGAACCCGCGCAGCCCGCGCCGGGCATCGGCGAAACCATCGGTGCGGCTTTCCGCCAGAACAACATCATCGCCAGTATCGCGTCCAACAACACCGGCCTCGATAACTCGCCGCAGGACGGCTACAACCCGTGGGAAGACATTAAGGGGACCAAGTACGAGCGGTATTGGGAGAACTTCGCTCGCGCCAACAATCCGCGCTACGCCGCGGCCCTGAAAATGCAGATCGACATGGAGGAGCAGGACAGGCGCACGATTGACGCCGCAGGCGTCCCCGGCTTCATCGCTGGCCTCGCGGCAGGGATCATCGACCCGACGATCCTCCTGCCCGGCGGGGCGCTGGTGAAGACTGGCAGGGCTGGTTACTCGGTCAGCCGATCCGCGCTTTCTGTCGGCCTTGCTGCCGGCGCTGGCGTCGGCGTGCAGGAGGCGTTCTTGCAGGGCAGCCAGGAACTACGCACAGCCGGAGAAAGCGCCTTCGCCATTGGCGGAGGTGTTGTACTTGGCGCGCTTCTTGGCGCTGGCGCTGCGCGCATCCTGTCGCCGTCGGAACGCGCGGTGGCGTTGCGGGCTTTCGATAACGTGATTGCGGGGGCGCGGGAAGATGAAGGCGGGGCGCCAGCGGCGCAGCAAGCCCGTGGCCTGTCAGCCGAAACGACCGAACTCCCGACGCGCGAAGACTTGACGGTCGCCGGCGGGGCGGCGGGTGCGGTAGCCAAGGCAACGTCGTTCCTGTCGCCGCAGCTTCGCGTGGCGCAGAGTTTTTCGGCTCGCGCCCGGCAAATATTCGAGGAAATGGCGGAAGGGACGATCTACCGCCAGATGCACGGCGAAGGCCGGTCGCTCGGCCCGGCTGCCGAAACTCTCGCCCGGCTGGATTACGAAGGCCCGTTCGCGCAGGCACTCACCGAGAGCCAAGCGATCTACAGGGAAATGACGAAGGCCGGCGTCAACATGCCCGTTGACGAGTTTGAACTCGCCGTGGGCCGGGCGATGCGCCGTGGCGACCAGGGCGAGAACGATTATATCAGCCGGGCCGCGCAGGTGTACCGTTCGCGGGTGTTCGAGCCGCTGAAAGAAAAGGCGATCCGCGAAGGGCTTCTGCCCGAGGACGTATCGGTCGATACCGCCACCAGCTACTTCTCCCGCGTGTACGACCGCGAGCGCATGATCGCGCGTGAGGACGAGTTCAAAGCCCGCGTACTGCCGTTCATTTCCGACCGCATCGCCGCATCCTACCAAGAGGCGAAAGACGCGCTCCTGCGCCGCGCCGGTTCGGTCGAGCAGCGCGTCGCCGATCTGCGCTTGGCGCCCGAAGAACGGCTCCGTGTGCTGGATGAACTGGAAAACCGCGCCGCGCAGATCGAGGCCGAATATGCCGATGTGATCGACGCGCGCTCGGAAATGAACGACCTACGCCGGGCGGCTAAAGAGAACCCGGCGATTGCGGCGCAGAACGAGCAGGAGATCGCTCGGCTCCGGTCGCTGTACGGCCAGAGGCTTAAAGCCTTCGAGGAAGCTGCGCGCGATCTGCGCTCGCGCCGGCGGGGCTTGCAGATGGGCTACGCCGCGATTGCCGACAGGCAAGAGCGCATCTTGCAGAACATTGAGGACGTGGAAGAAGCAAACCGGCGGTCGATGGAGACATTGATCCGCAAGGGCGCGCAGCTTCAACGCGAACGCCAGCGGCTCGCGCCCGAGAGGCTGGAACAAAAGATTAACGGGATGCGGGAGCAGTTTGCCACCGTGTCTCAGGCTGCCGACCGCGCCGCCACCCGCGCCGAACAGACCCTCGCCAAGTTCGAGAGCGACTTGGAGAAGGTGCGTGAGCGCGCAGGCCGAGACGCCGAGAAGGGCATCAACCGCAGCGCCGAACTGGCCGATGCGGAAGACACTTTCGTCGGCAAGACCCGCGCGCTGTTGGAGCGCGAGGCGAAATACCGGCGGGCGCGGGCTGACCGCCTCGCCGAGATCAACGCGCGCATCGAAGCCGCCGAGCAGATCGACCTTGGCGCGAAGATGGACGAGGTCATGCGCGGCGTCGAGAAGCTGGTGGGTGAAGTGGGCGACCGCGCACTCCGCCGTGGCGCCAAGATCGAACGCCTTCGCACCCGCCTCGCCGACCTCGACCCGAAGAAGGTTGACGAGCAAATCGCTTCGCTCGAAAAGCTGCGGCGCGATCTCGACCGCCGGTTCCTCGACAGGTGGGAAACCGACAAACTCATTACCGGGATCAGGCTCGACGGGCCAGACACGCCGAACTTCTCCGTGGCCGCCCGCGACGTTGTGGATCAAGTCGTCAATAAAATCCTCGGGCGAAACACCGACGCGGGCATCCTGCCTGATTGGGCGACGCCGGTTACGCGCGGCCCCATGAAGGACCGCACCTTCAACGTCCCCGACGAATTGATCGAGGACTTTCTTGAAAGCAACGCCCGCACAGTCGGCGAACGCTATGGCCGCCAAATGTCTGCCGAGATCGCCCTAACTCGTAAGTTTGGCCGAGCCGATATGCGCGACCAGCTTCAAGCGATCTCCGACGACTATAACCAGATGCGCGCCGCCGTCAGCAACGCCCCGAACGCCGAAGCGGCCATGGCGGCAATCGGGCGCGAGCCGGGTATGCTCGACCGTATCCGCGAGCGCATGAAAGGCGAAGGCTACGAGCAGGCCACCAAAGAGCGGCTTATGAAAATGCTCGACGCCGACGAGCGTTCCGTCAAGGACGACATCGCGGCGGTGCGCGACATTATCCGCGGCACCTATCAAGCCGCAGCGAACGCCTCGGATTTCGGGCGCATATCGCGGGCGCTGACCAGCTTCAATTTCATGCGGCAGATGGGCGGCGCGGCGCTGTCCTCGATCTCGGAGTTCTATCGCGGCGCCATGGTTCACGGCTTCGTGCCGTTCTTCCGTGACGCCGTGGCGCCGCTTATGACGAACCTCGACGCCATCAAAATGTCGGTAAAAGAGGCCGAGGCGGCGAGCCTCATGGTCGAGCGCGCCACCCGCCATCGCCTCGCCACCGTCGGCGAGATCGGCGACCCCTACGCCCGCGGCAACGCGATTGAGCGCATCTTGCAGCAAGGTACGACCGTTGCGTCGAAATGGAGCCTTCTGCCGCTGCTTACCGACATGCAGGAAAGCATTTCCTCGGTGGCCTCGCAGAACCGTCTCCTCGGCATCTTTGACAAGATCGCCGGCGGCAAGACGGTCAGCGACAAGGACCGGGCGCTTGTGGCGTTCCTTGGCGCCGACAACGCCATGGCGGAACGCATCGGCAACCTGTTCCGCCAGCACGGCGAAGTGCTTGACGGCGTGAAGATTGCGAACACCGAGAAGTGGGGCGACGCCGTGGCCGTCGAGACTTATCGGGCCGTTATCAACAAGGACGTTCGATCTTTGATCGTTCGTCCTGGCGCCGGCGATCTACCTTTGTTCGCTCGGACGCCGCTCGGTCGGATGATGCTACAGTTCCGCAGCTTCACCCTCGCCGCCCACCAGCGCGTGACCCTGCGCGGGTTACAGGAAGGCCCCGGCCAGTTCATCGGCGGGATGGTGGCCTTCGCGTCTATGGGTATGCTGGTGGCATATCTGAAATCGGTCAGGCAGGGTGAGGAAGCCCGGCAGCGGTTCGTCGAGAACAGCCGCAACAACCCGTTCTTCCTTGTCGGCGAAGGGATCGACAACGCGAACCCCTTCCCCCTGCTTATGGACGCCGCGAACACGATGGAGCGCGTGTCTCGCGCCACAACGCCGGGCGGCTTCAACCCCATCAAGACACCAATCCGCGCCTTGGGCGGCGAAACGCAGCAAGCCAGCGTCCGGGGCAATTACGTCGATGTTTGGGGTGCCTTGGGCGGGCCGAGCGCAAACCTTGTCTCCGACGTTGCCAAGGCGTCGGGCCTGGCCGGCTCGCTAGGCTCTGGCGAGGCGCCAAAAGAGGCCCAAATTAACGCCGGATTGCGTCTCCTGCCATTTAACTCTTACCTTGGGATGCGAGAAGTGCTACAGGCCCTACACGGCGACAGCCCATATCTGAGGACGAGGTAGCAATGGCGCTATCAACCACGACCAGTAGCATTACTTACGTCGGCAACGGCGTGACGACCTCGTTCGCCTATCCGTTCCGTATCCTCGACGCCGCCCATCTTGGCGTGCGTATCGGCGGTGTAGTCCAGACCGCCGGCTACGCTGTGACGGGGGTAGACGTTTCTACTGGCGGCTTCGTTAATTTTTCCGTGGCGCCAGCGAACAACGCGACAGTTGTTCTCGAGCGCGTAGTCCCGCTGACGCAGCCAGTCGATAC